TAGAGTTTCGACATATACAACCAACACCCGGAACTGTGTCAGCAATTGACATAGTAGCTGGCGAGTCAGCGCCTTGATATACAACAATGCTATGCTTGCCAAAGATAATCAAAAGATTGTTGTGAGCCGTTATTCCTACAATGCTGTCTGCACCATCAGGCCAAGCCTTAGAAATATCTATAGATCCTGACGATCCTCCAGTAAAGTCTGTACCAATAAGCAAGTCAGACCAATATATAACCTGTGCGTTTATGTTGCTGTCGGCTACCCAAAGTCTTCCGTAAGCTGCTAACGCTTCGTTGCACCATAAGTACGTAGGTGTTGCGCCGCCTGTATAAGCAGCAAAAGTCTGGACACCACCAGCGTGTGTATAGATAAGAGGCTCTTGTCCCCTTTGGAAAAAGTACGCTGCGTTATTAAAGTTAACAGAGCGCCAGTCATTTTCAGCAATAGTATAACTTGCTGGCGTCTCATCTACTAGCGTGGTTGTTCCAGAAAGTATCTTGTCGTTACCAAAACTAAATACTTTTTCGTTACCAGAGCCATCATAAAACTCATGTATAGAATGTATGTAATCAGCGCCTAGTGCAGTTTTATTTGTTGTTACTGTGTCCAAACCTTTACGCGCAGCAATTCGACCGCGCTTATCAATGACAGCATTGTCTGCAACATCAGCAAACGACGGGTCTTGAGCTAAAGGCGAGTCCTCAGTGTTGATACCCTTAAATGCAGGAGCAACTAGGTTAATACTTTGTAGTGGCTGGGCCATACACTAGCTCCTATTATGAATACCAATCAGTTTCGTAAGGGTGCTTCTGTGCGTCCAGAGCGATAGCGTCAGACAGATACTTGTCAGCAAGAGCAAAGTACTCAGGCGTTGAAGTGCCTCCTGTCTCGCCTCTCTCACGGGCTGCTAGGGCTACCGCTAAATGGATGACAGGCATCGCCGGGATTAACATATTATCTGTGTCAGCAGCTAAGTCTTCGTTACGCAGTACGCAGTTAAACCGTAGCGTGTAAACTCCGTCAGGCTTTGGGTATACGTCTATTTGTGAATCACCTTGGGAGTCAACACCATTGTACGTGTAGAACTGTGGCGACCCACTCGCGGGAGTTTGATTAAGATATTGATTGTCAAACCATTTAGAAGTACGGTACTCCATAAAAAAATTAGAAGTATCGTTAATGACATCCAATGCTTTAACACGGTTCTGACTGCCTGTAAGCACATAGTTAAATATGTCTGCTGAAGTTGTAATGGTTAGTGTGGTACGTAAAGCTGACCAGTCCCAAGAAGTCTCTACAAGTTTCTTAGCGTCGTTAACAAAGTCCCCTATCATTTTACTGTAGGTGGTAGAACTTACGCTGGCAACTTCTTCTTCTCGTATCCTTCTAAGGACGTTGTTTACTAATTCTAAATATGTCATCCTAAGTACTCCGCAAACATAGATGAAACAATAGATGATCCTGCTCTCCTAGGATCATAAGCGTTCTGCGGCTTAACCTTAGCCAACAAAGGTACTTCTTGACCCATAGCAGGAGCACCTAAGGGATTAAAGGCTTCTAACTCATCACCAAAGGGTTTACCAAACTTAAGATCAGGAAAGTCAAAGCCCCCGGTGTCTACATCAGGTAAATCAGGCAGGTTGGGGCTACTTAAGTTAGGGCCGCTTAATTCAGGGCCGCCTATGCTTACATCAGGTAACATCTCGTAGAGAGCTATGGCCCCATCCTTAATAGGTTGTAATACATTGTCATCAATAGCATACCCTGCTTCTTGTATTGTTTCCTTAATAGGTTGCAACACAGAGTCATCAAAATCTCGTCCAGCCTGTTTAGCAGCCTCTATGATCCCCATGATAGAATCTACAGTGCCTTGGTCATACTGTAGGATAACATTATTATCGTAATCATCAGAGTCGAAGTATTCACCAAAGGTGTCTGTGTCAGCTAAGGCTTGAGCCTCGTTACTAGTAAAGTCTAAGCCAAACCCTTCGCCTCCCTTGAGTTCAAAGTCAAAGCCTTCAAAGGGGTTCTCAAAGCCGTCAAAGAAACCATCGAAGATTTCAAAGTCACCACCCTCAGGGAACAAAGAGGAAGGATCAGCAAAGGCAAAACTACCGTCGTTCCTAATGTACCCTAAGCCCATACTGAGGAGGGTACCTTCGTCTAACTCTCCGTTCATTCCATCTCGGAGTAAAACCCTAGCTGCTTCTTCTACAGCATCAGAGTTAATAGTGGTGGTACCTTCCTCAAAGAAGTTAGGAACCTCTAGACCCACAGTTTCACTCAAGAAGTCTGTTATCTCATCAGCACCTAAGACTGACAGAGAACTCTTAACGATACCTTCTAGGTCTCCACCTTCTATGGCTCCTACAGATACAGCTTTGGCTATATCTAGGGCTGTTTCGTAATCAGTATTAAGAAGCTGTGATAGCTTATCTACCTGATCGTCTAAGAACCCCATAGTATCAGAGGTGACTAAAGATGAGTCCATGTTCTGTAGAGCATTAGCTGTCTCAAGGATACCCGCTGTTATACCGCTAACGAGTACCTTAGTGGGATCTATCTCACCTGTCATTAAAAGCTGGCCTACAGAGCTACCAACCATGGCTCCACCAGCAGTACTAATGGTTCCTGCTGTAAGCCCTGTAGCAGAAGCCAAGGAAGAGGCTATAGAAGAGCCAGTGGTGGCCGCTTGACCCGCAGCTACGTAAGTAGGTGTTCCTACAGAAATAGGGGCTGAACCTGCTGCTCCTGCGGCTGCTCCACCACCACCCAAGAGACCTGCTGCACCTACACCTGTACCGTAAGCTACTGTAGCAGCCAGCACTGACTTGGCAATGTCTGAGGCACCTAAACGAGCTTCTTTGTTGACATAGGTACGCATGTACCCATTACCTGTCCAAGTGTACTTATCGCCTTTCTCGTCGGTAAACTTCTGCTCAATGCCGTACTTCTGCATAAGAGCTTGGTTTTCATCCGACATTAGCCACTTCTGGTAACCACTGTTCCTAGCAAGAGAATCAGATTGTCTTAGGTCGTCCGTAGCTGTCTGTTGAGCAGCGTTTCTACCTAAGTCTTCCTGACCATCCTCTCGTATCTTATCCCCGGTGCCTCTCTTGTCTACTCCCTCAGCAGTCCACCAATTTTGCCTACCTAGCATATCACTGGCTTCAGTCATATAACCTAAGTAGTTATCAAAAGTACCAAAGACACTCTCTAGGTAAGCGTCACCTTCGTATTCTTCCCGCAGTTCCTCTGCTGTCTTAACGCCACCCCAGTCAGGGGCATTAGACTTGTCTTCCCCTGTTGCACCAAAGAGTCCCTGAACTTCGGAGGATCTCTCGTTATCTGTGATTACATTATACGTATCAACCACATCAGCCTCCGGTTTTGTTAAGCTGTGTATAATCTATTGTAGGAACCGTAATGCCAGCCATGGGGTCGTAGGGGGCCATAGGAGTCGCCTGAGGCGTATTAACGTAACTAAAGAGTCCTAGGCGGTCTGCTGTGCTCTTCATGGCGTCAGGGACGTTATAGAGGCCCCTGTAGGGGTCATAGCCCACATCGTTAGCCCGAGTTAACACAGAGTTGTAGTTCACCTGAGAAGGCTCATAGGCCTGTGGCGTATAGGGGGTATAAGTAGACTCGGCAGCGTTAGAACCCGCTAGGCCTCCTTCAGAGACATTAATACCGTTAAATAAGTCCACCAAAGAACTTAACCCAAGACTCTTTAAGAAATCCATGAACGCCTTGTTTCTAGCGTCTTGCTCTTGTTGCCCACGTACATCAGGATCTACCTGAGAAGGCGGAGGTGGCGGTGGTGGCTCAACCACAGGTGGCGGTGGTGGCGGTGGTGGCGGTGGCTCTACGTACGTTGGCGGCGTCTCTACGTAATCCCCGGCATCTGATCCACCACCAAAAGTTAGACCTTCGTTAGAGTCTGCATCATAGGGGTTCGCAGCTTGTTGTTGAGAAGTCCACCCAGCTTGCGCCTGAGATATCAAAGACTCGTGGAGTTCATTCTCACCTAACCCAAGGCCTCCTATGAACATTTGATACAATAAATCATTGTTCTCAGGGTTAAGTAAGAACTCCTCAGAAATTAGGTTTGTCTCTGGATCAATTATGCCCCTATCGTAGTACCCCTGAAGAGACTCTCGTTGTGCATTAGACATGCCGTAGAAATCATCAGCGGCCTGCTCTTGTTGTTGACCCTTAGTGTTACCATCAGCACTAAGTTGCTCAAGTGGCGTCAGCATACCCTCGTTAACCGGAGGTGGCGGAGGATTCTGAGTCGCTTGTTCAGGACCAAAGCCTAAGGTGTCCTGAGCAGCAGCCTGAGCAGCAGCCTGAGCAGCCGCTTGTGCCTCAGCTTGCCTCTGAGCCTCGGCAGCAGCAGCCTTTCTTCTAGCCTCAGCAGCAGCCTGAGCAGCCGCTAGTTGTTGAGCAGCTATGGCAGCGGCCCTATCAGGGGTTTTAGTAGGAGTCTTCTTAGGCGGAGGAGGAGGCGGAGGTGGTGTTTTTATAGGCGCTGGTTGTTGCTCATGTCCAAAGCCTAAAGTAGCTGTAGGTGCTGGCGTTGTCGCCTTCTTAACTGTATCTATAAGACCGCCAAACATACTACTGGGTCTTGACACAGAGGCCGCTTGAGCAGCAGCAGCAGCCTGAGCTTGCCTCTGGGCTTCCCCAGCTTCCCACGCTTTGATTTTATTCTGACCACCTTGACCGTAGTACCAAGAGTAGTATCGGCTTTTGTCTTGTGAATTGCTACTAGTCTTTAGCTGTAAATACTCAGGGACAGATAGCTCACCCTCTTCCGCCCAGCGCATTGAATTAGCCATGTTTTGCTGCATACTTTGCCGCATAGCTGTCGATGTTGCAGGGCGAGTGCTAGGCTGAGGTGCTGAAATTATTACGTTATTAGCGTTTCCACTAAACCCTACCCCTGACTTAGGGTTCGTATAGCTCGTCTGAGGCTTCTTTTGCGCGTTAAAAGCCGCTTGCCTAGCTCTAGCATCCGCTTGTCTCTTAGCGTACCTCTGAGCATTAGTTAGGCCGTCAGCGCCCATTACGTCTCTTCCTACAGCCATTATTTATCCCTCGCTACGCCTTTGGCCTTCTCAAAGGAGCGCATAGCTCCTAATCCCAACATACCCATAAGCACTGGCATCATTTGACTAAGATCCAAGGCTGGCAAAAAAACATCCACACCAGATAGAGTAAGGGTAAAATTCCCAAGAGGGACGCAGATAAAATTAAATGCCATTCCGCTAACACACACCCACCCAACCGCTGGACGCCATCCAGACACGAAGAGCGAAGAACTTTTAGCTTCTTCTTTGTTAACTGCAATCTGGGCTTTAGCCAACTCTTGAGCATGTCTTTCAGCCATTGTAGATATTTCATGGGCAAGCCTATTCCTTTCATCTGAGTCCGGGATGAACTTATCAAGCAGCGATGTGACTGGGCCAATCAGTAGTTCCAGCATTAGCGCACCATGTAAACAACAAACGATGCCACAGCACTGACACCTATCCAAAAGAATCTTTCGCTGGTCTTTATTAGCTTTGAGTTAAGAATAACATCCTCTGACAACTCAATAAGTTTATCTTCTTGCTCGTCAAGACGTTTCTCAAAGCGTTCCATTCTGCTGAATAACGATAAGAGTCTTTCGTCAACTACAGCAATTTGACTAACGGCTTCGCACACTTTGTCTAAAGCCTTCTCCATACGCTCTATTCTGAACTCACTGACTTCCACGACTAACAATCACCAGAGCCGCCAAAGGTGAAAGGATCACACTCTTCTTCTTCTACGATTACTTCTTCTTCGCAGACAGCAGAGTCGCCACCAAAGGTAAACCCTGAGTTTACGCAAACCTCTGTAACCTCTACAACCGGAGTCAACGGGCGCAGGTCAAAGCCACCTTGGTCAAACCTAGTAAACGTCCATACAGTATTTTCTTCAACGTAAACCTTGGAGCCTACAGGCAAATCAATAACAGTACCGTCAGCTAAGTAAATTTCTGCGGCTGTCACGTTAAAAGCTACTAAAGCTAACAGAAAAGTTAATGCTTTCATTTTCTAATGTCCTTTGTTTGCGTCTCAGTTTCAACTTCAGTGTGCGAACAGAAGCCTAAACAGATCGTAGATTTCTCTCGTAGTGTGCCTGAGCATCCACAGAGTAACACGAGTACCAAGGCTGCTAGAGTCTTCATTAGACCGCTACAGGAGCCGCCCAAGGAGCGCCAGAGCCATGAGTTGGGTTAGCCTGCTCGTCAATCTGAGCTTGTACAGAGGCTTCTACAGACTCCTGCTCAGTAGGCGTGTCATCCATCTTGTTTGTAGCCATCTCAGCTACGAGCCAGCCTAATACAGTCTTCTCGGTAATGTTATCCCAAGGGATGAAGCCGTCCGAAGAAGCGTCAGGGAGAGCTTTGGCGCCGTAAGCTGAACCTACGTTGCCGTCTGCATCTTCGCCTGTGCAGCGCCAGTGAGCTACTGTGGCTACGTTGTCTAGACCGTCTTTAGATACTGCGTAGTCTAGTGATGAAACTGTCCATGTAATCGTTGTCATTCTTTATGCTCCTTTGAGTGCCGCTACTTCGGCCTTTAAGTCTTGTATTTCTTTAATCATCATTGGCACAAGCTTGCTGTAGTCTACGCCCCACATGTCTTCGTCAGTCTCACCAACGGCGACAGCGTAGGGCGCTACAGTCTCAAGCTCTTGAGCAATGAAGCCATACTCTTGATGCGACCCGTCAGCCTTCCAGTCGAACGAACGAACCTTGATGCTGTCGATGTTGCCAGCAGGTGCGTCTACAATGTTCTCTTTGAGGCGTTCGTCTGATGATGTTACGTAAGTTGTGGAGGTGTCGGAGTAGTCAATGCGACCAACTTCTGTAGAGCCGTAGTAAAACTTCATGGCTCCCGTAGTGCCTGAATACGTTTTAGCAATACCGACCTGTCCTATTACGCCCGACACGTTGGCAACAGTAACACCTGCTGATCCGGAGCCTACTGAGCTTGTAGTACCAACCAGCAAGTTGCCAGCGCTGTCGAGGCGCATGGCTTCTGTTGTAGGCGTTGTGCTAGTACCAGCGGTTCGCCGAGTACCGAACACAAGATCACCCATACTGTTAGAGCCAGTGCGTTCAAAGCCTATCGTACCGCCAGCAAAGTCAGACCCCGGCCCTGAGTCAGAGAATAGTATCTGAGGGCCGTTACCAATGCCTACACTCGTGTCACTTACAAGCGCAATGTGCGAGTTAGCTGTACCTGTAGAGCTAGAGCCAGCAACGGTTAGTCGAGCGTCGTTGTAGTTGCTAACGTACTTAATACCAACCCTGCCATCGCTATCAATACGCATGGCCTCGCCAGATTTCTGACGGAAAACAGTAGCGTCAGATCCTCCAGTGCTTCCACTATTGTAGAAAGTAAGGTTTGCATCTTGGTCAAACGAGATGTACGCAGCGCGGTTAGGGTTAGTGTTACGTAGCGCAAGCTGGGCATCGCCTGCGTCCAACCAACTGGCTTGTGTTGAGGTAATATCTAGCTTTGCTGTCACGCCCCCACCGCCAATACCCACCTTGTCAGCAAAATAGGCAATGCCGTTGAGACTCAAATCGTTTTCAATATTAACATTGCCACCGCCCTTAACATTGAACAGGGAGCCGCTTGCATCTTCTACCTTTAGTAAATCAACCGCTGAGTTTGTTATAGCTGTGGATGTATAGCGGATGCCATTCCTAGCGCCACCTGACGTTTCAGAGACCTGTATTACAGGGCCAGAACCAGCAGAAGCCATGCTCGCGGAAACGTGTAGAGGCTGTGTAGGATTCGTACCAATACCAACATTGCCATCGGCGTCAATACGCATGCGTTCTGTGCCGTCTGTTTGCCAAACGTGCTGTCCTGATGCGGCTCCGCTCTCCGCGTTATATGTTATTTCTGAGTTTACCCTACCGCCAGAAACGTCCGTGCTTATTTCCAACCCTCTGTCTGTAATACTTGCTTCGTAAGCATACAGCCTCGCCACCAGCCCATTCTCAGCCGCACCTCTGCTTACAGTAAGTGGTGTACTTAATGAGGCAGTACCAATACCAACATTGCCAGCATCATCAATACGCATGGCTTCTGAGTTATTCGTTCCAAGCGACAGTGGTTCATCGCCTATAGAATACAGAGAGGTTAGCCCATTCTCAGCAGCAAGACGAACTGACGATGAGTCAGAGTTCATGCGAGTAACTGATAGGTACGCATTGCCTCCAGTCGGGCTAGCCACTTGTAGGTTTGCCGAGGGGTTTGTCGAGTTAATACCAACATTCTCATTGGCATCAATCGTGATAGCCGTAGCGTTAGCGTTGTCGTCGATGCCGGGAGACGTAAAGCTTGAGGTTGCAGTCAGGTCTGTAAAAGTTCCTGTTGAGCCGCCTTGCGCTCCAACTTTAATAACATTACCACCAGAGTCTTTGGTGTACAGTTCTTTGTTAGTTAAGTCTACCGCAAGTTCACCTTGAGATAACTGCCCTGCTGTGGGCGCACCTGAGCCATTCTTAGTAATAATAGTAGTCATTTAGTATGTGCCTCCGTCAACTGTGGACAGTGTGGTTGCTATAGAAGTAGTACCAGAGCCAGTAATTGCTCCAGTTAATGTAATTGTTTCATTGCCTGTTATGTAGCCACTGTCGTTAGTCCATTGACTGATGTTCTGTGAGTTAAGCTGTGAGGCTGTAATGCC